TTGGCAATAGACCAGAAATAACATCATTCACAGTTGATTATGAATTATTTAGTGGTACCAGTTCTTGCACATCTTTTGTATTAGCAAGGACTGCGGAATCATCTAGAGCAATTGAGGTTGTTCTTAACAAACAACAACTAACTCCAGATAGAGATTACACAGTAACTTCTGCAAATTCGTCAGTAAACTTTTCAGTTGCACCAAACACTGCTACTAATAATATTGTTATTACGTATCGTGCTCCAAATACTTACACATTCAATTCTGTTTTTGAAGATCAATTAACTGCATTAAGTGTTGGCGAAAGTGCTATACAAACAGATGCAATCACATCAAGTAAAGTTATTAATAGAGCAATCACTGGTACTAAATTAGGATTAGGTTCAGTTTCGGGTAACAATATAGCACCCACATCAATTGGTGGTAATAACATTGTTGTAAATTCAATCAGTGGTAATACTCTTCACACGGGTGCAATTTCGGGCAACAATCTAACCGTTACCTCAATTGGTGGTAATAATATTGTTGTTGGTTCAATCAGTGGTAACACTCTTCACACTAATTCTATAAGTGGTAATAACTTAGGGTTGAGTGCCGTTAGTGCAAACAATCTGTCGAATGATGCTGCAAATTTTGATGATGCGTTTTTACTTGGTGGAATGTAAAAAATTAAGGGAAATGAAAAATGGCAAGAGCATATAAAATTTTAGGTCAATCGGTTCCAACTTCAGCAACAATAACTGATTTTGTTACATTGTACACCGTACCATCATCAACACAGGCAGTAGTTTCATCTTTAGTGATTTCTAGTTTGGCTACTTCTGCGGGAACTTCTGCTGCTGTATATGTTGCAGTTCAAGATGCTGCCGCTTCGGTAACAAACAAACACTACCTATGTTACGGAGTTAATGTACCTTCATCCGATACAGTAACGATGACTTTAGGCATTACACTTGCCTCGGGTTCTGTAGTAAAGATAGCAGCAAATACAACATCCTCATCATTCACATTGTTTGGCACTGAAATATCATAATATAAAATGACAATACGAAGAGTTAGTACAACTGGCAATAGAATTAAATTATTAAGTGGCTTCCATAAAGTTGGTAGTTATTTAACTCGTCGGAAATCCATACTTGGCGTAGTCAGAGGCGAACAAGAAAGATTCGTTCTCGAATATCTCGTTGTCGGAGGTGGCGGCGGCGGAGGTGGCGGCGGCGGCGGGGGTGGTGGTGGAGGCGGTGTTTGGATTGGATCACTTGATGGTATAACTACAGGTGGAAATGTAGCAATTGGATTAACTGGTGCTAGTGTATTCTCGATGGGTATCGGTGCAGTAACAGGTAACAATCAAGATGCCCGTGGTAATGATGGTAATGCTACTACCTTTGCAATGTCTGGCCCTAACGGATTCTCTCTTACTGCTTTAGGCGGTGGTGGTGGTGGAAAAGAATGGGATCCACCAAACGCATCTATGGCAAATCGTAATCCAGAATCTGTTGCTGGTGGAGGTGGAGGAGGCCTTCGTGATGAGTCTACACGATCCAGATCAAATCAAGGTGGGCAAGGTGGCATGGCTAAAGTCACTGGTAACGATGGTAATCCAAATCGCACAAATACTGAATCAAATGGACGAGGTGGTAATGACGGATCCGAATCAACATGTATATCAGGTTCAATTTCTGGTGATGTATTAACGTTAGATGGACCAAGAAGTAATTTTCCAGACGGTAATTTTCAAGTCGGAATGACATTACAGGGTGGACCATATTCAAATCCAACAGGTTGGCTTCAAGGAACAGTAATAACTGCCGCATTAGTTACACCTTCATTTTCGCCTGGCGTTGGTGGTTCGGGCACATATCGCATATCACCTGCACCACAAACAGTAACTCCTAGAGAAATAAAAGGTAAAATGAATCCACGTGGTTATGGTGGTGGCGGCGGTGGTGGTTCCGGGTATACTCCTGGACCACAAGGTGACGGTGGAGAAGGTGGTGGTGGTTATAATTCATCCATACTTGGATTTAATAGAGAGTATGCTGCCGGTGGAGGCGGTTGTTCAAGTTCACCGACCAATGGTCCTAAAGGCAATCCAAGTAATGGTGCTGGATACGGAAATGTAAAAGGTGGTGGCAATGAAATATATCAAGCAGGTCAAAATCCTGGAGGCACTGGTGTTGGTGATACAATATATGATGGTAATGGTAACTTGTGTGGCGCAGGTGAAGGACCAACTGGACCTCGAGGTGCTTTTCCGCTCCCACCATTTGGTGGAAAAATAGGTTATGGTCCTCGTGAATCTGGTCCTTATCCAACTGGCGGTTATCGATATCCTGGAGTTGGATCGCAAACAAATGCTTTAAATAATCGTGGCGGTGGTGGAGGAGGTGTATATAATAGTTCATACTATCGTGATTGGGGTGACCTTGGACCAAACGGAGAAAGTGGTCCTTTTATTTCAAATTTAGCAGAACCAAGAAATTTGTGGAGTCCAGATGCAAATGCTCCTCCACATGCATATGCACCACTTTGGCCAACAGACACAGGTACAAGAAATTGGCCTGGTCGTGCTGGTTTTAGGCAGGGTGGCCGTGGCGGTTCTGGAATTGTTATAATCAGATATCCTAGTGTGTTTGGTAATACAACAACCACAGGAACACCAATTAAAACAAAAATTGATGCTGGCTGGCTTGTACATCAATTTGTAGATTCTGGTAGCATGACTTTAGATTTTTCAACAGCATCTCGTAGAGCATTAACTGTAACTGCTGGACCCGCATATGGCGATCCAGCAGGACCCACTGTCGTATCTTATCTTTATGTTGGCGGTGGTGGCGGTGGTGGACAAGGTGCTGGCGATGCTTACTTTGCTGGCGGTGGCGGTGGCGGTGGCGGTGCTTTTAGAACAGGCACAATTGATTTCACTAATGCTGCGGGTCAATATACTGTAGTTGTTGGTGCAGGTGGTGCAGGTGGTGTTATGGGTTCAAACACTGGAGCATTTAATACATCTACAGGTACTCAACTAAGTGGTTGGGCAGAAGGTGGTGGTTATGGTGGTGGTCAAGCAATTTCTCCAGGAATAAATGTTATAGGAGGTGCTGGTGGTTCTGGCGCAAGTGGCGGTGGAGGTATGGGTGCTTGGCCTTCTGGTTACACAAATGCTGGCGGTGCAGGTGGTGGATCACCCGGAACTGCTGGTGGTTATTCTGGCGGTGGTCCAGGATTTACAAACCCTGCAGGACAAGTATACTACTCTGGTGGCGGTGGAGGTGGCGGATCAGGATATGCAGGTACCAACGGCACTCAAATCTGGGATGGTGGGGCAGGTGGAAAAGGAGTCGCTTCTTCAATAACTGGAACTCCAGTAACTTATTCTGGTGGCGGTGGCGGTGGTGGAATGACAGTACACTTTGGCACAGCACCAACTAGAGTTTTTGGTGGTGAAGGCGGTATTGGTGGTACAAATGGAGGACCAGTAGGATCACCTGGAGGTGCTGCTAATGGTGGTGGCAACGGTGTTGGTTTTGGTGGACAATCTGGTACAGCAGGCACTGGCGGGGGTGGTGGTGGTGGTGCTTCTGCGTTTAGTGGTGCTGGTGGAGGTGCTGGTGGTTCTGGAATTGCTATCTATAGTTATCCGGTTGAATATGCTAACGTACAAAGTCTTGTTGGTGGAACATATTCAGAAGTTAGTGGCCAGAGGATACTAAGATTTGCAGGTGCTGGATCATTCACTCTAGGACAACCTTATGATGGTGGTTAAAAACGAACATAAATATTGAGTAATAACTTTTTTATAGGAGTGATTGAATGAACAACACAGAAATTGAATATGCACATTTTCTAATTGGTAATAACAATAAATTAGTTTGTGGTATTGACACAGCAATTAAAGCATTACGCCCAACAGGACGATATGATATGTCTGCATCAGGTGGACATTTTGAGTTCACACGGTGGGAAGATGAAGCAAATACAGTAGCACCAACAAGAGCAGAAATTATGGCCGAGTTGGAGTATCAAAATAAGTTTATTGAACATCATCAATATTTTTTAGATCGTGCATCAAACTATCCTGATATTACGGTCTTAATTAATTTGTTATGGGAAGCAATGGATCAAAGTAAGATTCCAGGTAAAGGAACAGAATTCTACGATACAATCAAAGAAATCAATGATAAGTATCCTAAACCCGAAGGTAATGCACCAGTAAGACCAAGTTACGAACAGGAAAAATAAATGGCATACATTGGCAACCCAGTATATTCAACACCACATAAAGTCGATGTGTTTAACGGAACTGGATCACAAGCAATATTTCAATTGTCACGTGCTCCATATGGCGTTGCTGCAATTGCTGTATATGTTGATGGTCTTTATAAAACACCTACTATTACTTGGACAATCAGTGGTGATGTACTAACTTTTACTAATGCTCCTGCTCTTGGAAATTATAATGTTGTTGTGCATCATTTAGGATATTAACTAAGGAAAATAAATGGCAGCACCCAACATAGTCGGAGTAACTACGATTCGTGGCAAATCAAATGTCGCTAATATTACTACGGTCTCATCTTCTGTTATTGTAAATCCTGTAAATTCTGGACAAGTATTCAAAATCAATACAATTATAATTTCGAATGTTGATGGTACAAACGCAGGTAATGTATCAGTTGAATTGTTCAAGTTTGGCGCACAGAATGTATCCACAGGTTCTGGTAATGCAACTTATGGTATTGCTAATAATATGACTGTGCCTGCCAAATCATCTTTAGATGTTATGTCTAAATCACTTTACCTTGAAGAAGGTGATCAAATCAAAGCAAAAGCAGATGCGAATAATCGTCTGCACCTTATCACATCGTTTGAAGAGATAAGTTAATGGCAAAAGGTTTCAACGGTGGTATTATTGGTGCAAGAAATCTAACCACTGGTGGTACAACTGGTGCTGCTACAGGTATCTATTCACTTAATGAGGCACTAATATTCAAACTTGCTGGTTTATGGCCACAAGAAGTTAGTTCAGGTCAAGTTCTAGGTATACAAGTATTTCAAGGTTCCACTACATGGACACCGCCATCTGGCGTATTAACCGTCGATTATCTTGTTGTTGGTGGCGGAGGCGGCGGTGGTGGTCGTATTGGCGGTGGAGGTGGTAGTGGTGGTGTTGTTCAGGGAACTTCATTACCTGTAACTCCAGCAACATCTTATACAATTGCTATTGGTTCTGGAGGTGCTGGAGGTGCGGCTTCATCTGGCGGAACTGGCGCAAACGGAACAAACTCTGGAATATTTGTCACAAGTAGTGGTGCAACATTAACTTCTTGGTCAAATGGTGGCGGTGGTGGTGGTGGCACAGATGCTGGTAATGGCATGTCTGGTGGTTCTGGTGGTGGAGGTGGTAGATATCCTGCGGGTGGTCTTGGTGGATTAGGCACTCCTGGACAAGGCAATAATGGTGGACGAGGTGCTCCTAATGGCGGTCCTTCTTCTCCTTTTGATCGTTCTGGTGGAGGTGGTGGTGCTGGTGGTGCTGGTGCTACAGGAAATGATTCTGGTAATGGTGGTATAGGTATATTTTCATCGATAACAGGTTCTAATACAGGTTATGCGGGCGGTGGTGGTGGAAGTGTTTATGGTCCAGGAACACCACAACCATTTGGTCAAGGTGGCAATGGAAATCCTATGTTTGGTGCTGGTAATGGTTTGTCAACACCAGCAGCATCAGTAGGAGGTTCTGCAAATACAAATCAAGGAAGTGGTGGAGGTGGTGGTGGATATACCGATCCTGGTGGTACAGCATATGGAGGTGGTGCTGGCGGTTCAGGTATTGTTATCCTAAGTTATTATGTTGTTCCTCCAAATGCATCATTTGTATTTGCAAACACAGGCGAATTTATTGTACCTACTGGTATAACAACAATCGATTATCTTGTTATTGCTGGAGGTGGCGGTGGCGGTTATCAACATGGCGGTGGCGGTGGTGCTGGTGGTCTGCTTCAAGGTACAGGTTATCCAGTAGGTCCAGGTCAAGCATATTCATTCGTTATTGGTGCAGGCGGTGCAGGCGCATCGGGTCCAAACGGTGGTAATGCTAGAGGAACTAATGGTTCAAATACCATATTTGCAGTTTCAAACTCTGCATGGACTTTAGCAAATACTTCTAATTCATATCATGCAAATAGCAATTCAGGAATATTCTTTGCTTTTGGTGGCGGTGGTGGTGGTTCTTACAATGGTGCAGGTGGTACTTCATTAGGTAAAGATGGTGGTTCAGGTGGTGGTGGAGCACCTGACGGTAGTCCTGGTGCAGGTGGCACAGGAGTGCCGGGTCAAGGATTTGCTGGCGGTACAGGAATGTCTTTCTGGACAGGTAATGGTGGTGGCGGTGGTGGTGCTGGCGGTGCTGGGTATTCAGGTATCGCAACAACACCCGCTCAAGGATTAACAAGTGGTAATGGCGGTATGGGAATATTTACTACAATCACAGGATCAAATACTGCATTTGCTGGTGGCGGTGGCGGCGGTGGTGTAGATTTCTCAGCACCTTATGGTGGTGATCCAAGACAACCTGCGTATCATACAAGAGCAGGTTCTGGTGGACCCGGAGGTGGCGGCGGCGGTGGTGATGGCACTAATACAAGTAGACAAGGAAGAGGTGGTGTAGGTTATAATAATGGAGGAGATGGTGGAACATCACCAAGTTCAAGTGCTACAGGTGGTGCTGGAGGACAAAGCACTGGTTCTGGAGGTGGAAGTGCAGGAAACTTTGCTTCTGCTGGAGGCACTGGCGGTTCAGGTGTAATCATCATATCTATTCCTGCGACACAAAATAAACTTGCAGTATTTACAGGTTCAGGATTATTTACAGTACCTACTGGTGTATCGACAGTAGATTATCTTGTTATTGGAGGTGGTGGAGGTGGTGGAGGTCATACTGGCGGAGGTGGCGGTGCTGGTGGTTTTAGAACGGGGACAGGTTATGGAGTATCTTCTGCACAAACAATCCCTATTGTAGTGGGTGCTGGTGGTGGTGGTGGAACTAATATTGGATCTCCATATTCACCAACAAACAACGGTACAAATGGTTCTAATTCCGTGTTTGCTTCTATCACTTCTTTGGGTGGTGGTGCTGGTGGAGGTTTTCTTCCTCCTGGAGGTGGTGGTGCTGGATTTAGTGGTGGATCTGGTGGAGGTGCTGCTTCACAGGGCGCAACAGGCGGTGCAGGAACACCAGGACAAGGAAATAATGGTGGCAATTCTTACTCGGGTGATTTTAATGCTGGCGGTGGTGGAGGTGCTGGTGCTGTTGGTGATGCTGGAACTGCTCCTAAAGGTGGCAATGGTGGTGCAGGATTAGCATCACCTTATTCGGGTACGCCAGTAACTTATGCTGGCGGTGGTGGTGGTAGTGGAGCATCAACTGGTGGTACTGGTGGTACTGGTGGTGGCGGTAACGGCAGTACGCCTGGAAATAATGGTTTGCTTGGAACATTAAGTACAGGCAGTGGTGGTGGTGGTGGACGATCTGGCACAGGTGCTTTAGGCGGTTCTGGAATTGTCATCCTCAAATGGACATAAATAAATAACTAAATAGATTAAATTGTTTAACTTAGGAGAGTATTAAATGGCACACTTTGCACAACTTGATAATAATAATGTTGTTACACAAGTCATCGTTGTAAGTAATAATGATTGTCTTGATGCACATGGCCAAGAACGTGAAGAAATCGGGGTAGCATTCTGTCAGCGTTTATTTGGCGGCAACTGGAAACAAACTTCGTATAATCATAGCATACGTAAACGCTATGCTGGAATTGGTTATTCATACAATTCACAACTCGATGCGTTTGTTCCTCCAAAACCATTTGCTTCGTGGACACTGAATAACGAAACGGCAGCATGGGATGCACCTACAGCAATGCCTGATGATGGTAAATACTATCATTGGGTAGAAGAGTCATTGTCGTGGGTTCTGAACGAAGTTCAACCAACATAAATTATTTTCATTCAAAAGAACCCTGCTTCGGCAGGGTTTTTTATTAGCGGTATACGATTGACTAAATATAGCATTAAAAGGAGAAAATCTTGGCTGCTTATGTAGAAATTACAATAGAACAGGGTGCGAATTTAAATTCAACTGTTTCTGTCAATGATACTCAAGGTGATGCATTAAATCTTTATTATTATAGAGCATCTTCTCAATTACGTAAATCCTACTATTCCACTTCTGCAAACACCATGACAGCAACCATTACTGGTAATGCTAATGGTGAGATTACTCTTTCAATGACCGCAGCAAATACTGCTCTCCTTTCAGCAGGTCGTTATGTATATGATCTGACAATTGCAAATACTGCCAGTGGTCTTGTGACCCGTGTAGTAGAAGGTACCGCAGTTGTATTACCATCCGTTACGAGGTAAGATATGGCAGATATTGGTAAGGTTGTAATAGCACAACCCAACAGAACAACAATAACATCATCGAATTTTCGACCAAAACCTAACGTTTCTTTTGCTGAAATTAATGATGTTTCAACCACAGGTTTAGAAGATGGATTTACAATCATCTACAATGCGGCCAATAGTAAGTTTGAAACTAAGAGTTCGGCAAACTTGACAGCAAGTATTACTTCAGTTTTCGGCGGTCTTTTCTAAGAATTTAAATGGCAAATACAGTTATCCAATTAAAGCAGTCGTTAGTAACTGCTGCTCCGACAAGATTAAATGTAGGTGAACCTGCTTACTCTTTTGTAAGTAATACTTTGTTCATTGGTACACCTGCAGGCACTGGTGTTATTGAGATTGGTGGTTTAAGTGCAGTTATATTTACACAACAAGCATTTGAAAAAGCAAATCTTGGAATAGCACACGCACAGTCAGGATTTACTCAAGCAAATGCTGCAATATTCCACGCACAAACTGCATTTGTACAGGCCAATGCTGGAATATTTCATGCTCAAACAGCATACAATCATGCCAATGCAGGATTCATTCAGGCCAATGCTGCTATATTTCACGCACAAACTGCATTCATTCAAGCAAATGCTGGAATACTTCATGCACAATCTGCGTTTAGAGAAGTAAATGCCTCATCCATTCAAGCGAACTCTGGTATATTTCATGCACAGTCTGCATTCATACAAGCAAATGCGGGAATAGCACATGCTCAAACGGCATACAACCATGCCAACGCAGGATTTACTCAAGCGAACGCTGGTATATTTCATGCACAAACTGCATTTACTCAAGCGAATGCTGGTATATTTCATGCACAAACTGCATTTGCACAGGCCAATGCTGGAATATTTCATGCTCAAACAGCATACAATCATGCCAACACAGGATTCATCCAAGCAAATGCTGGAATAGCACACGCACAAACTGCATACAATCAAGCAAATGCTGCATTCATCCAAGCAAACTCTGGTATATTTCATGCACAGTCTGCGTTCCATCATGCGAATGCTGGGTTCACAAGAGCAAATAATTCTCTTAGTGCAAACGTAGGCGGCACAGTTACTGGTGATGTTTTCATTACAGGTAACCTTAGTGTTACAGGCAACACAACGTATGTAAATACAACTCAGGTATTGATTGCTGATAATATTCTAACACTGAATGCAGCAATCAATCAAGCATCTGCTCCGTTACTAAATGCTGGTATAGAAATTGATCGTGGTTCTTCTGCAAATGTTTATGTTCTTTGGAATGAAACGATTGATAAGTGGGCGGTTACAAATGATGGTACAAATTATTTTAACATAGGTTCTGATGCTTCTGAATCATATGCCAATGCTGCATTTTTAAAAGCAAATGTTGGAATAGCACATGCACAAGCAGCATTCACACAAGCGAACTCTGGAATATTTCATGCACAATCCGCGTTCACTCAGGCAAACGCTGGAATATTTCATGCACAATCCGCGTTCACTCAGGCAAACGCTGGAATAGCACATGCACAGTCTGCGTTTAGGCAAGCAAATGCTGGATTTATTCAAGCAAACTCTGGAATATTCCATGCACAAGCAGCATTTATACAAGCAAATTCTGGTATATTCCATGCACAGTCGGCATTTAATCATGCAAACGCAGGATTTATTCAAGCAAATTCTGGAATATATCATGCACAGTCTGCATTCATTCGTGCTAACAACTCATTAGATGCTAACAATGGTGGAGTTGTTACGGGTAACGTCACGTTCACACAGAATGTAGTAGTCACTGGTGATGTAACATCTAACACACTAAGAACATCAGGTTCAAATGGTAGCATCACTGGTGCTAATGCCATCTTTACCAACTATATCTTTGCTGCAAATGGCACAATTGATTTGTTCATGTATGCTAACAATGCATATGGAAATGCTAACGGTGCTTTTGCCAAAGCAAATGCGGCATTCATTCAGGCAAACGCTGGTATATTCCATGCACAAACAGCATTTATACAAGCGAACTCTGGAATATTTCATGCACAGTCTGCGTTTACACAAGCAAACGCTGGTATATCTCATGCACAGACCGCATTCGTTCAGGCCAATGCAGGCATATTCCACGCACAGACTGCATTCATACAAGCGAACGCAGGAATATTCCACGCACAAACTGCTTATAATCATGCCAACGCTGGATTCATCCAAGCAAACGCAGGAATACTACACGCACAATCTGCATTCATTCAAGCAAATGCTGGCATACTTCATGCACAGTCGGCATTCATTCAAGCAAATGCTGGTATAGCACACGCACAAACTGCATATAACCAAGCGAATTCTGGATTCATTCAAGCAAACGCTGGAATATTTCATGCACAGACTGCATTCATTCAAGCAAATGCTGGAATAACACATGCTCAAACTGCATACAACCAAGCGAATGCCGCATTCATTCAGGCAAACGCTGGTATATTTCATGCACAGACCGCATTCATACAAGCGAACGCTGGCATACTTCATGCACAGTCGGCATTTAATCATGCTAATGCAGGATTCACAAGAGCGAACAATTCTCTCAGCGCAAACGTTGGCGGCACAGTTACTGGTGATGTTTTTATTACAGGCAATCTTTTTGTAACAGGCAACACAACGTATGTAAATACTACTCAAGTATTAATTGCAGATAATATATTAACCCTGAATGCTGCAATCAATCAAGCATCTTCACCTATACTAAATGCAGGCCTAGAGATTGATCGTGGTTCTTCTGCAAATGTTTATTTGTTGTGGAATGAAAGTGGACTAAAGTGGACAGTTACTAATGACGGCACAAATTATTTTAACATAGGTTCCGATGCTGCTGAATCATATGCCAACTCTGCATTTATAAAAGCAAATGCTGGAATAGCACATGCACAAACTGCATACAATCAGGCAAACGCAGGATTTATCCAAGCGAATGCTGGTATACTTCATGCACAATCAGGTTTCATTCAAGCAAATGCAGGAATACTTCATGCACAATCAGGATTCATTCAGGCAAATGCTGGTATACTTCACGCACAGTCAGCATTCATTCAAGCAAATGCTGGTATACTTCACGCACAGTCGGCATTTATACAAGCAAATGCTGGAATAGCACATGCTCAAACTGCTTATAATCATGCCAACGCTGGATTCATCCAAGCAAATGCAGCAATATTACATGCACAATCTGCATTCATTCGTGCCAACAATTCGCTGAATGCAAACGTTGGTGGCACAGTAACAGGTAACGTTGTTGTTATTGGTAATGTGGTAGCAGATGCAATTCAAACATCTGGACCTGCTGGTGACATTACTGGTGCTAATGCCATTTTTGCGAATTATGTTTTTGCGGCAAATGGTACTATAGACTTAATGCTTTGGGCCAATAATGCATATGCTAATGCTAATGCTGGTTTTGCCAAAGCAAATGCGGCATTCGTTCAAGCAAACGCTGGTATACTTCATGCACAGTCGGCATTTGTTCAAGCAAACGCTGGTATACTTCATGCACAGTCGGCATTCGTTCAAGCAAACGCTGGTATACTTCATGCACAGTCGGCATTCATCCAAGCAAATGCAGGAATATTTCACGCACAGTCTGCATTCATCCAAGCAAATGCAGGAATATTTCACGCACAGTCTGCATTCATCCAAGCAAACGCTGGTATAGCACATGCACAGTCGGCGTTTATCCAAGCAAACGCTGGTATAGCACATGCTCAAACGGCATACAATCATGCAAATGGTGGATTCATTCAAGCGAATAGTGCAATATTCCACGCACAGTCAGCATTCATTCAAGCAAACGCTGGAATATTTCATGCACAGACTGCATTTGTACAGGCCAATGCTGGTATATTTCATGCACAAACTGCATACAATCATGCCAACGCAGGATTTATCCAAGCGAATGCTGGTATATTCCATGCACAAACAGCATTTATCCAAGCAAACTCTGGAATATTCCATGCACAGTCAGCATTTAATCATGCTAACGCTGCTTTTATTTCCGCAAATAATGTAGCACCGCAAGTACAACCAGCATTTAATACTGCGAATGCTGCATTCATTCAAGCAAATGCTGGTATAGCACATGCTCAAACTGCATTCATTCGTGCCAATAATTCACTGAATGCAAACGTTGGTGGTCAGATTACTGGTGATGTTACTATTACTGGTAATCTTGTTATTATTGGCAATACAGTATATGCCAATACACAGACAGTTCTGATTGCAGACAACATCATCACATTGAATGCTGCAATCAATCAAGCATCAGCACCAACGATGAATGCAGGTATTGAAGTTGACCGTGGTTCTTCTGCAAATGTTTACTTGCTCTGGAATGAAGGAACAACCTCATGGCAGTTTACAAATGATGGAACTACTTACGAAAACTTTGGTGGTGGTTCAGCAGGTGTCTATGCTAACGGTGCATTCATTCAAGCAAATGCTAGTATACTTCATGCACAATCTGCATTCTTTCACGCAAATGCTGCTTTTATTGTTGCGAATACTGCGAATGCTGCCGCTGCAAATGGTGGTAGTGTTGTCGTTACCTATGCTACTGCACCACCAGCAACCGCAAATGCAAATGGCCATCTTTGGATTGATTCAAATGATGGTACTGAATACACATACTTTAAAGACAATGATAGTTTTCAGTGGGTAGAGTTTGGACCTAGTAGTTCAAACGTAACGACAAATACATTTGTCACTGCCAATGTAACTGCACAATTCAGTCAGGCAAATGCTGCATACGATAAAGCAAATGCTGCATTCATACAAGCAAACTCTGGTATAACACATGCACAATCAGCATTTAATCAAGCAAACACCGCAAACGGAACGATTACATCCAATAGACTTGGTTCGAACTTAGCAATCAATATTATTCAGGTACTTGAAACTGCTAACATTTATCCTACTGCTGTTGGTGGTAATGTCAACATTGATATTGGAAATAATACTTCTTATTTTTTCTCAGCAAACACAACTGCCAATGTCACATTCAATCTGAGAGCAAATGGTAATGCAGGTGGCATCTATGATAGTTTGGTAAACATTGGTCAAGCATCTACAGTAGCACTTGCAGTGAAACAAGGTGCAACTAGATATAAGGCAAACTTACACATTGATGGTGTGTTGCAAACCCTTTATTGGTTAGGCAATTCTGCACCAGATTATGCAACCACACAACAACAATCGATTGATGTTTATTCATTTGTCGTATTTAAAACAGCAGCAAATACATACAGTGTGTTAGCAGCAAATAGTAACTTTGGTTTGGCCCAAGGTCAACCAGGTCAGGGATAATAGAATATGCCTTTAAATTTTCCTAGCAGTCCAACTACAAATCAGTCTTATACTTTAGGAAGTAAGACTTGGATTTATAACGGGTATGGATGGAAATTACAACAAGTAACATTAGCAAACAGTGAGGTTTCATCATTCACTACTACGGCAGATGGTACAACGTCAACATTTGATTTACAGTTTTCTCCAATTGGTGGCAATAGTGCGGTGTTTGTTTCGATTGGTGGCATTGTTCAGAGCGAGAATGATTATGTAATTAATTCTGGTAACAATACAATTTCGTTTACTTCGCCACCACCTATTTCAGAAGTGGTTCGTGTAGCAGGATATAAAACAGTTACGCCATATGCTGTTGATGCGGCAAATTCTATTGGTGCCGTTGTCAATGCAAACAACTTTGTTGGTGATGGAACAACACAAAGTTTTGCTTTAGGATATACACCATACACCGCCAACAATATTTTTGTTACTATTGGTGGTATTGTTCAACCAGATTCTGCGTATACAACTAACAATCAAAACAGTTCAATATCATTTAATACTCCACCTGGATTAAACGAAAACATTCGTGTTGTTGGATACTCAAAAGTCAATCCATTTGTAATCAATTATGCTACACAGAATGTTGCAGTATCGGTATTTGAAACTACATCTAACGGAACAACCAGTACATTCAATGTTGGATTTGATCCTGCACCAAAAGAAAAACTATTAGTAACTATTGATGGTGTAGTTCAACCGCTAACTGCATATGGAGTTTCGTCAAGTAACAGTGCAATTATTCTTGATGAAGTACCAACAAACGGTGAATTAATTCGTGTAGTTACCTTTTACACAAACGTAAATACAGTTGCTATTCAATTGGTTGCAGCAAATGTCACAGTAAGAAACTTTGAAACTACTGCTAATGGTACCACGCCTTCTTTTGATTTGGGTTATAGACCAACAAGTAATCTAGCATTAATTGTTGCTATTGATGGTGTTCTACAATCACCAACAACATATAGTGTTATTCCTTCTTCTAACACAATTACATTTTTAACCACACCAAGTAATGGTGAATACATTTCAGTAACAACCCTTAGTAATGCTGCAAATGTTTATGTGATAGATGATGGTAGTATTACATTTAATAAACTGCAATCAACAGTAAATAATAAAATTGAATTGGCATTGAATCAAGCGAATGCAGGATTTAATACCGCTAACTCAGCAGGAATTTATGCCAATGGTGCATTCGTAACGGCAAATGCAGCAGCAACAACAGGTAAAGCAATTGCTATGTCAATTGTATTTGGAGGTTAATAGTGGGACAAAGAATTGGCTCAAATAGAATTGCAAACACATCCGTTACTGGTTTAAAAGTAGCAGACAATGCCATTCGTGGTAACAACATTGTTGCTGGTCAGATCACAGGTAATTTATTAGGAACAGGCGTAATCAATTCAAACAATATTGTTGATGGTGCGGTTCTTGGTAATGATATTGGTGTTGGTGCAGTATCAAGTAACACTCTGGCATCAAATTTAAATCTATCCTTAATTCGTGTTTTAGAAACCGCCAATATCTACACCACTGGAGTTGGTGGTAATGTAAATATCGATGTGTCTAACAATACCGTTTATTATTTTACTTCAAATACCACAGCGAATGTAACGTTTAATTTTAGAGCAAATAATTCCAATGGTGGCAATCTGAATAGTTTACTTTCTATTGGTCAATCAGTTTCTTCTGCTATTCTTTTGAAGCAAGGTGCTACAAAATATCGTGCTAATGTGTATATTGATAGTGCATTGCAAGTACCATTTTGGTTAGGTAACTCTGCGCCTGGTTATGCAACAACACAACAAGAATCGATTGACACATACTCGTTTAATATTATTAAGACTGCTGCAAATGTATATACGGTATTGGCATCAAACTCTAATTTTCAAACAGCACTGAATCAGAATCCATAGGGTAAGTCATGATACAAAGAGTTAGAACAAATTTAATTGATACCGTTGCCGTAACAGGAGATAAAATTGCTGTAAATTCTGTTCGTGGTAATAACATTGTTGCAGGTACAATTACAGGTAATCTGATTGCATTACAAACAATTACTGGTGATGATATTGCTACAGGTACAATCACAGGTAATCTCATAGCAAACAATGCTGTAAGTGGAAATAATATTGTATCACTTCCTGAAATTTTTGATGATGCTCTTCTCTTTGGAGGTATGTAATGCCAGAACAAAAAGTCGAATCGGGTCGTATAGCAACTGGTGCTGTAACAGGCGATAAGATTGGTGTTGGTGCTGTTAGTTCAAACAATATTGCCAATGGTTCAATTACAAATGTAAAATTAGCAGAACCAAATGCGTTGGAAGATTTCTTTTTGATGAATGATTCTCCAGCAAGTAGACTTACCAATCAACGATTTACAGTACAAAGTTCTGGTGGAAGTGGTGGTGGTAGTTCTTATGATGCAAACACAACATCAACTGGATATTTTGCCGTATCTGTTGGAACTACAGCACAACGACCAACGTCATCTTCAAATGGATCATTAAGATACAATACCACATTAAGTAGACTTGAATCATATATGCCTACGGCTGGTTGGACCAACGTAGTATCTGATGTATTAGAAGTTGATTATTTAATTGTTGCTGGTGGTGGTGCAGGTGGAGTTTGGCATGCTGGTGGAGGTGGTGCTGGTGGACTATTGACAGGATCAGGATTAACTCTGTCACCAAGAACCACATATCCAATTGGAGTTGGTGCTGGCGGTTCTGGTGGAAGTAACCCTACAAGTGTTGTTGGTGCTAATGGTGATAACTCTACTGCTTTTAGTTTAACTGCTATTGGTGGTGGTCGTGGTGGAAACTATCAAACTACAGCAGCATCATCAGGTGGGTCTGGAGCAGGTGGTAATGGAGATGCTGCTTTTCCTAGTGCAGCACTAGGAACTCCTGGTCAAGGAAATAATGGTGGTAATGGCCAAAATAGTCATGCTGGCGGTGGTGGCGGTGGTGCTGGTGCTGTAGGACAAGCCGCTGCATCAGGTAGTATAGCAGGTAATGGTGGTATAGGATTTGCATCAACAATATCAGGTACCTCAACATATTACGGCGGTGGTGGTGGTGGTGGTGTTTGGCCAACTGCTGCTTTAGGCTATGGTGGATTGGGTGGTGGTGGTAACGGAAGTTATAATTCAAATTCGAATCAACCAACACCAGGTACAACCAATACGGGTGGTGGTGGTGGTGGCAATGGTGGACAAGGTAATAATACTTCTTGGGCAGCATTTATCGCTGGTGGTTCAGGCATTGTGATTGTTCGTTATCTTGGAGGTCAAAGAGCAACAGGAGGAACAATTACTTCAGCAGGTGGGTATACGGTACACACTTTCACTGGTACAAGTAGTTTTGTAACATGATAATAGGAAACTAAAATGGCACATTTTGCAAAACTAGGAATTGATAATATTGTAATAAGAGTATTGGTTGTCAATAATGTTGACACTATGACTCCACAAGGTGAAGAAAGAGAAGAAATTGGTGTAGAGTTTTTACGAAAATTAACAGGTCATGAAACATGGAAACAAACTTCATATAACAGAAGTTTCCGTAAAAATTATGCTGGTGTTGGATTCACATATGATAGTACCCGTGATGCGTTTATTCCACCTAAACCATATCCTTCTTGGATACTAGATGAAAGCAGTTGTGGTTGGAATCCCCCAACTCCTGCACCAACAACTGAAAATAAAACATATACTTGGAATGAATCCACTCTATCATGGGATGAACATGATCTGTATTCCTAAGAATAAATAAAGTAAACAAACACTAAGAGAGAAAAATGGCAAGAGCATATAAAATTTTAGGTCAATCAAATCCATCAGCGAATGTATTGACTACTTTATACACAGTTCCAGCAGGTAACTCGGCAATTATATCGTCAATTACTATTGCTAACTTAGATGAAAATGCTGCCAATGGTGGTGCGTTTAGAATTGCAGCAAACACTACAGGAAATGTAACAGCAAATAGTAATTACATTGCTTATGGTATCAATGTGCCTGGTCTTGATTCAATCACAATGTCACTTGGCATTACTCTTGCCGCAGGTTCTAGATTATCAGTAAACGCAAACTCATCTCTTTTAGCATTCTCAGCATTTGGCATCGAAGCATTTTAAACCATGTCACTCAATAGAATAGCACTAAACAAAGTATCACTCAAACGATTCCGTGCAATAGGTTCAGGCACTGGTGGTGCTGCACCTGGTCCTGCTCCTGCAACTTCACGTATCGTATCACAAGCATTTTTAGCATCTCAAACATGGACAGTTCCTACTGACGTATCTTCAGTTGATTATCTTATTGTTGGTGGTGGAGGTTCTGGTGGTGGAGGTTATGTAGGTGGTGGTGGCGGTGCGGGTGGATTTCAAACAGGTACAGGAATTACTGTAACGCCAGGAACAACATACACTATGGCAGTTGGTGCAGGAGGCGCAAGTGTTGGTGCAAGTACAGTTGGCAATAACGGTTCCAATTCAGGCATATTTAATACAAGCACAGGTTCCGCATTTCTTCCTTGGTCAATTGGTGGAGGTGGAGGTTCTTGTTCAGCCACTGGACCCCATGCAGGAAATGCTGGCGGTTCTGGCGGTGGTGGCAATAGAACTGCCCCTTCTCCTGGCGGTTTAGGTGGAGCAGGAACGCTTACTCAAGGAAATGCTGGCGGTGCTGGACATGATGGAGTTACTAATATCACTCTAGGTGGTGGCGGTGGTGGTGCAGGTGCTGTTGGTGGAAACGCTGGACCTTCTCATACTCCACCAAACAATAATGGTGGTATTGGTGGCATTGGGTTAACATATAATAATACCTATTATGCAGGTGGTGGTGGAGGTGCAACTGACCGTGCAGGTGGTGGAATTACATCATCTAACGGTGGAGAAGGTGGTTTAGGTGGAGGTGGTAATGGTGGAACTTGGAGTGTAACAATAGGAACCGCTGGTCAATCATTTACAGGCGGTGGTGGTGGCGGTGGTTCTTCTCCAGTTGCTGGTTATCTAACAGGATTTGCAGGTGGTTCAGGAATTATTATTCTCAAATGGACACAATCCACATCTTCTCCCATCATCTTTACATTTTCTAACACAGGTCAATTTATAACACCAGCAAATGTATCATCAGTAGATTATCTTGTCGTTGCTGGTGGTGGTGGAGGTGGAAAACTTGATGGTGGTGGTGGTGGCGGCGGCGGTTTTTTAACTGGAACAGGTTATCCTGTCGGTTCAAATTCTGTAATTTCAGTTGTTGTTGGTGCTGGTGGTGCTAGGTCCACAACTACAGCACGTGGAAGTAACGGAAGTAACTCTATATTTGGTACTATAACAGCATTTGGTGGCGGTGGTGGTGGATCACACACAGGTGAAGAAAATGGTGGTACTGGTGGTTCTGGTGGTGGAACTTCTCATAATAATGAAGTTGATCCTGGTGGATTGGGAACTCCTGGACAAGGAAATAATGGCGGTGCTGGATACGCTGGTGGTGGTGGAGCAAATGCTGGTGGTGGCGGTGGCGGTGCTGGACAAGTTGGAAACACGAATGCAAAATCAGCAGGAGGTAATGGAACAGCATCACCAATATCGGGTGCGCCTGTTACTTATGCTGGTGGTGGCGGTGGTGGAATGGAAAATGGCGTTGGTGGTGATGGCGGCACTGGCGGTGGTGGACATGGTTCATATAACAATTCAGACGCAGGAGGAACTGCTGGAACGCCGAATACAGGAGGCGGTGGTGGCGGTGGCGGTTACACTAGTGGTGCTGGTGGTCCAGGATTTGCAGGTGGTTCAGGTATAGTCATCGTTTCGATTCCTACGACACAACCAACTGTTGACAAATACATTTTTACAGCATCAGGAGAGTGGACAGCACCGCCAGGAATTACTGCGGTTGATTATGTTCTTGTTGCTGGAGGTGGCGGTGGCGGTGGAACAGGCGGTGGCGGTGGTGCGGGGGGTTATAGATCAGGAACAGGATTTTCAGTAGCGCCAGGTCAATCTTATACAGTTACAATCGGTGCAGGAGGCACTGGATCAACTGGTACCAACAATGGTGCAAATGGAACAAATTCATCATTCTCTTCACTCACATCATTAGGCGGTGGTGCTGGTGGTACTTCTGCTGCACCTAATGCATTTTCTGGTGGTTCTGGCGGTGGTGGTGCTTACGGTGGCGTTAGTGGCACAGGAAGTCCTGGAACACCAGGACAAGGAAGTGCTGGTGGGAATGGTCAAAGTGGGCCTAATGGCGGTGGCGGTGGTGGAGGTGCAGGTGGTGCAGGAAATAATAATAGCACATCACCCATTAACATAGGTGGCGCAGGTGGTGCTGGATTAGGAAACGTTTTATTAGGATCATTAGTATATCTTGCTGGCGGCGGTGGTGGTGGTGGACATTATAATGGTGGAGCAGGTGGAAATGGTGGCGGTGGGAGTGGCGGAGGTGGACCTGCTCCTGCTGGTGGTGCGCCAGGAACTATTGGTCAAACTCCTGGAACTCCTGGAACAGGTGGCGGTGGCGGTGGTAGTGGTAATACTCCTTCACCCGCTTCTGCAGGTGGTTCGGGCATATTGATACTCAAACACTCAGCATCACAACCTGCTGGAACTCCAAGAATAACATATACTGCAACTGGTTCTTTCAATGCATTGACTCCTACAGTAGATTATCTTATTGTTGCTGGTGGCGGCGGTGGCGGTGGTCCTTATGTAGGTGGAGGTGGTGGTGGCGGTGGATATCTTACTGGTACAGGATTCCCTGTTACACTAGGTACAAGATATACTGTCACTGTTGGTTCGGGTGGTGCTGGAGGAGCACCATCAGGATTAGGAAGCAATGGAACAAATTCATCGTTCTCATCATTTACTGCTATAGGTGGCGGTGGTGGTTCAGTTTCAGCCGCTGCACCTTATACAGGAAATGCTGGTGGTTCTGGTGGTGGTGGTAATAGAACTTCTCCTTCTCCTGGCGGTCTAGGTGGAGCAGGAACTCCAGGACAAGGTAATGCTGGTGGTGCTGGACATGATGGTGTTTCATTAATCACTCTTGCTGGTGGCGGTGGTGGTGCTGGTGGTGTAGGTGGAAATTCTGGACCGTCTGCAAGTGCTCCAAACAATAATGGTGGTAATGGCGGTGCTGGATTATCATCACCTCTTTCAGGTGCACCAACATTCTATGCTGCTGGTGGCGGTGGTGCAACTGATAGGGGAGGTGGTGTTAATTCTCCTACTTCTAACGGTGGCACTGGTGGTTCAAGTATTGGTGGTAATGGAGGAGCACATCCTTCAGTCGCGGCAACTCCTGCGCCTTCAAACTCAGGTTCTGGTGGAGGTGGTGGTGGTCCATCAGCAGCAGGTGCTGGTGGTTCAGGAATCGTTATCTTGTCATGGACATAAACATAACGATAAATAGAGTAAACTAGAGGACAGCAATGCCAGATACCATCAGAGTTGGTTCAAATCGATTAGCAAACAATGCAGTCACAGGAAACAAGATTGCTGATAATTCTGTCCGTGCGAATAACATTGTTGCAGGACAAATTACAGGAAATTTAATTGCAGATAACTCTGTTACGAATTCAAAACTTTCGGAGCCTAATGCTTTCGAAGATTACTTTTTATTGGGCTTAGGCTCATAGGGAAAAAAAATGCCAAGAAATTATACAATCTTAGGACAAAGAAATCCAGCAGCAAATACATTGACATCACTGTATGCGGTACCAGCGGGAAACTCTGCTGTTATCTCATCAATCAATATTGCTAATCTGGATGCAAATGGTGCATTGTTTAGTATTGCTGCAAACGTATCTGGTGCTGTAGTTGCAAATGCGAACTTTCTTGCATTTCGTGTATTAGTGCCAGGTAACGACTCTATTGCATTGAGTTTAGGTGTAACATTGAATGCATCTTCACAGTTGTCTGTCAATGCTAACTCATCTACAGTTTCATTCTCAGCATTTGGCACGGAAATTTATTAATGCCAATTCGCAAATTTACCAATGGTAGATTTAGTCTAAAACGATTCACTGCACCAGGAGTTGGCGGTGGTGGCACTACGCCTGGTCCTGCTGCGCCAACAACTCGTATTGTAACACAATTATTATTTGCATCACAAACATGGACACCTCCTTCAGGAGTATCTTCAGTTGATTATGTTATTGTTGCTGGTGGAGGTGCTGGTGGTTCTCGTCACGGTGGTGGTGGCGGTGCTGGTGGATTTCAAACGGGTACAGGTATAACTGTATCATCTTCAACCACATATACTGTTGCTGTTGGTGCTGGTGGTGCAGGAACAAAAGGTTCAAACAATCCTGGTGCTAATGGAACAAACTCAGGCGTATTCATTACCAGCAGTGGTACACCTTTAATTCCTTGGTCGATTGGCGGTGGTGGTGGAGGTTCATATCCCGCAGGTTATGCTGCAACTGGTGGTTCAGGTGGCGGCGGTGGTTCAAATGAAAGTAGTGTTCTTACAGGTGCTGTTGGAACTCCTGGTCAAGGATACAGTGGAGGTAATGGTATAGCATATGTATCTCCTGATTCTAGATCAACTGGCGGAGGTGGTGGTGCTGGTGGTGCTGGTGGTAATGCTACGCCAGGTCAATCTGGAAATGGTGGAATTGGTTTAGTATCATCGATGACAGGAGCAAGTTTATATTATGCTGGCGGTGGCGGTGGTGGTATATGGCAATCACCAAATGGTTCTTGGATACCTGGCAATGGTGGTCTTGGTGGTGGTGGCGGTGGTGGTAACTGTCAAACACCAGCAGTAACCGCTGGCGCAAGAGGAGGTTATGGTGATACTTCGGGTTTAAATCCGGGTCGTGATGGTTTGGTTGGAGTAGTTGATTCTAGTGGAGGTGATGCTGGACTCGGAACTGGTGGCGGTGGTGGCGCAGGAGGACAAGATAATTATTCAACTTTTATATCTTACGGTGGCTCTGGAGGTTCTGGTGTAGTTGTTTTGAAATATACAGTCAGCACATCAACCAATAATATTTTTATCTATGCAAACACAGGTGCATTCCTTGTACCAGCAAATGTTTCACAAGTAGATTATCTTGTTGTTGCTGGTGGTGGTGGTGGCGGTAGTGCTAGGGCAGGAGGTGGTGGTGCTGGTGGTTATCTTACTGGCACTGGATATCCTGTTGGTTCAAATTCTGTAATCTCAGTCGTTGTTGGTGCTGGTGGTACTGGTGGTACATCAGATGGATTTGGTGCCAATGGTAGCAATTCAATATTTGGCACAATCGTTGCCCGTGGTGGTGGCGGTGGTGCTAGTGGATTAGCAACTCCAGCAAGAGCAGGAGGTTCTGGTGGTGGCGGTGTTACTGGTGCTGGTGGACCAGGAACACCTGGACAGGGAAATGCTGGAGGCACCGGGCAGGGTGCGCCAAATTATGCTGCTGGAGGTGGTGGCGGTGCGGGTGCTGTTGGTTCGGATGGAGGTGCATCAGTTGGTGGTGTTGGTGGTATAGGTTTATACTCATCAATTTCTGGATCAAATACTGCTTATGCTGGTGGCGGTGGTGGTGGTGGATATGGTGGAAATGCTGGTGGCGCAGGAGGTACTGGTGGAGGCGGTGCTGGTGGCGCAGCAGGTTCAAATGATGGAACTTCTGGAACTACTAATACAGGCGGTGGCGGTGGTGGCGGCACATATAATGGTACATTAAAAATAGGCGGCACAGGTGGTTCAGGCATCATCATCGTTTCTATACCCACAACACAACCGACTGTTGACAGATACATCTACACAGCATCAGGACAATGGACAGCACCGCCAGGAATAGATTCTATTGATTATGTTCTTGTTGCAGGTGGCGGTTCTGGCGGTGGTAACATGGGAACAACCGCAAAAGTTGGTTCGGGTGGTGGAGGTGGGGGAGGTTATCTATCAGGTGTAGGTTATCCAGTAGCACCAGGACAATCATACTCAGTTAAGATTGGTTCTGGTGGTGTAAGTTCTTTATTCCAAAGAGGATCAAACGGTTCAAGTTCAGTATTCAGTTCATTAATTGCTCAAGGTGGTGGTGCAGGTGGTTGTCAACCTGATGGAGGTGCAACTAACGTTCCGGGTGCTGCTGGTGGTTCTGGAGGTGGTGGTGCTTCTGATTCACCACTGAACCCTGGACCAGGAGGTGCAGGAACACCAAGTCAAGGAAATAATGGCGGTTCTGGTGTGTATACTCCTGGATCATACGGTGGTGGCGGTGGTGGTGGTGCTGGTGGTGTAGGATCAAATGGAACAAGCGGTGCAGGCGGCAATGGTGGTGCAGGTTCAACAACTACACTAACAGGCACAATAGTATACCTTGCTGCTGGCGGTGGTGGTGGCACATATACTTCTGGAACTCTTGGATTAGGTGGTTCCAGTATTGGTGGAGATGCTGCAAGAGGAACAAATTCAGGTAATGGAAGTTTTTCAACTGGCAGTGGTGGTGGTGGTAACGGTGGCGTTCCTTTTAACATTACTGGCGGTGCTGGTGGTTCAGGTATATTCATACTCAAACACTCATCTACACCTGCAACAAAAATAACATCATTTACTGGATCAGGCACATTCATTGCACAATCAGCGACAGTAAACTATCTTGTCGTTGGAGGTGGAGGTGCTGGCACCAGCAGTGGCGGTGGCGGAGGCGGTGCAGGTGGACTTTTAACAGGAACAAGTCATCCAGTAACTCCTGGACAAACATACACAGTTACAGTTGGTGCAGGTGGTGCTGCTGGTGTGGGCACTCCTGGACCACCTTATACTGGTATTGGATCAAACGGTGCAAATTCAGCATTCTCATCATTTACTGCTATAGGTGGCGGTTTTGGGGGTACTGGTTCTAGTGTTGGTAATGGTGGCTCCGGCGGTGGTGCAGGTAACGGTCCTGGTTCAGCGGGTGCAGGAACTCCAGGACAAGGAAATGCTGGTGGAAATCTCTCATCTCCTAACGTTGCTACTGGCGGCGGCGGCGGTGCTGGTGCTGTTGGTGGTAATGGAACTCCGAGTGCTGGTGGAACAGGTGGGGTAGGTTTATCATCATCATATTCTGGAACACCAACATTTTATGCTGGTGGCGGTGGCGGTAGTGCCACTTCAGGCATAGGACCTGGTGGTAATGGTGGTGGCGGTGCTGGTGGTCCAGGAGACGACAATGCTGTTGCTGGTACTACAAATACTGGCGGCGGTGGCGGCGGAGCAAGAAGAAATAACAATTCAACAGGTCAAGCAGGAGCAGGTGGTTCTGGTATTGTGATCCTATCATGGACATAAAACACAACAATAAATAAGCAATCATGGCAAAAATATCAACCAAAGCACAATTCAAAACCTATTGCTTACGCAAGTTAGGTTTTCCTGTCATCGAAATCAACGTTGATGATGATCAGGTAGATGACCGTATTGACGAAGCACTTTCTTTCTGGCGTGATTATCATTACGATGGTACAGAAAAATTGTTTATGAAACATTGTCTGACTGCTGAAGATATTGATAGGCAGTGGATTTATTGTCCTGATGCTGTGCAGTTTGTTATTGGTGTAATGCCATTTGATTTATCTAACGCATCAATGAATATGTTTGACCTGCGTTACCAATTACGTCTCCATGATCTCTATGACTTCACATCGGTATCGTATGTGTCATATGAAATTACCATGCAACACCTTCGTACATTGAATCTATTATTCTCCGGTACTCCACAGTTTCGTTTTAACAGACATCAAAACAAAGTATTCTTAGACATTGATTGGTCACGTGATGTTCAACCAGGTAACTTTGTTATCATAGAATGCTATCGTGCATTAGAACCAGACACAATTACATTGACAGGTACGTTATCATGTGCTCCAGGTTCTAATACAGTTACTGGTACAAGTACAAAGTTCGATCAAGAACTTGTTGATTTTGACTTCATCACAATCGGCACTGAACAAAAACAAGTAAGAAAAGTTTCAAATCCTACGTCTTTAGAGTTACTTGGTAATCCAGCACAGACTTATACAAATGCAACCGCCACACTTGAAGGTGTAACGGATGTATGGAATGATAGGTTTCTAAAGAAGTATGCCACAGCACTGATCAAACGTCAATGGGGATCCAACCTTAAAAAGTTTGCGGGTATACAGATGCCGGGTGGTGTTACATTAAACGGTCAAGTAATTTACGATGAAGCAATCCAAGAAATTGAAAAGATGGAAGAAGAAATCTACATGATGGGTTCGTTGCCGTCTGAAATTCTGACTGGATAATTGTGGCAACTAACTTCTACTTCAATAACTTTCCTGCGAACCAGATAACTTCCGAGCAACTGCTCGTTGAGGACTTGGTTATTGAGGCATTGAAAATATATGGTATGGATGTTTATTATCTACCACGTACCACACGTGATCAAGTAGATTATCTATATGGTGAAGATACACTCAAAGAATACCGCACTGCTCATCCAATTGAAATGTACCTAGAGAATGTTTCTGGTATGGATGGTGAGCAAGATTTTATTTCTAAATTTGGTTTAGAAATTCGTGATGAAGCAACTCTGTTGGTATCACGCCTACGATTCCGTTATGCAGTAAATGGTTATACTCGTCCACGTGAGGGCGATTTAATATTTGTACCATTACTGAATAACTTCTTTGAGATTACATTTGTTGAACATGAAGATCAACAGACCATGTTCTACACATTAGGCCGTGGTCGTGGTGGTAATGTCTATGTGTATGCACTGAAGATGAAACAGTTTATATTCTCTAGTGAGATTATTGAAACTGGTTTGAAAATGATTGACGAACAAATTGTTGATTACTATCCAAAAACAAGACTGTTATTCTCTTCTGGCGGTATACGTAGTTATGTAAACGATGAGATAGTATATCAAGGAAGTAGTTTAGCAACAGCAAATGCTCAGGCAATTGTCCATGACTATGTGTCTGGTCAGTATATTGATGTGTATCGTGTTCAAGGTAATTTTACTACAGGTATAGTCAAAGGTAATACAAGCAACGCACAATGGACAATCAATGTTATTTCTGATACCGCTTTAATGAATAGTGCATTTGAGGACATCTTTGACAATGCTCGTATTGAAACAGGTTCAGATGGTATCATAGACTTTACGGAACACAATCCGTTTGGAGAACCGTAATGTTAGGTAATGCTCAGTTCTATCATCGCACCATTCGAAAGATGGTAGTTGTATTTGGCACACTCTTTAATGACTTAGAGATTGTACGATACACACAAGCAGGTGTTCCAAAAGAAAAATGGAAAGTACCCCTTACATATTCACCTAAAGAACGTTTTCTAACAGCAATTACGTCCGATCCTAATTTAACAAAATCAATTAATACTATTGTTCCACGCATGTCATTCAATCTTGACAGTTTGGAATACGATGTTCAACGTAAGCAAATTTCAACTTTAATGAACTTTGCTAAGAGTAGTGACAACACTACGGTAAGCACACAGTTTGTTCCTATACCATACAACTTTCAGTTTTCATTATCAATTTATGTTCGTAACACCGAAGATGGTACACAGATTCTAGAACAGATTCTACCATTCTTTACACCAGACTTCAACGTCACAGTAGATTTTATACCTGAAATGGACCAAAAATATAATGTGCCTATTATATTAGATTCGGTAGCATCGACTGTAGAGTATGAAGGTGGATTGACTGAAGGTTCAACACGATTGATTCTTTGGGACTTAACATTTACCGCTAAGAGTTACATATGGCCACCAGTCAACTCTGGTAAATATATTAAGACTGCGAATACAAATTCGATGATTGATCTTACCACTAAAGACATACAAAAAGTTTATGTGGATTATGCCAACGGTAATGGTGTGTTTGCTCAAGGAGAAACTCTTCGTGCTAACAATTCAGAATTCTTTGGAACAGTGGATTACTTCAGTAACACTGCAAGTGGCATATTGGTTGTAACTGGTGGCAATATGTCCATTAAAGTAGGTGATAGACTCACTGGAGATTATACTGGTGCAGCATTTAATGTTACCATAACGGATATTAATACTCTTAATGTTGTACAAATACAGACTAGAACCAATCCAAATACCGCATTAATGGGCGATGAATTTGGATTCGTTGAAACAATAAAAGAATTCCCTAACATTACATTATGAAAAAACTAAACGCAAATCTCTCTGAGTTATTTGATGTTGAACCCATCAAAGAAGAACCAAAAGTAGAAACTTTACCTGCTGTGGTAGATTATGCTGATCCAGTAAATGCTGATGCAGACTTTGCAAGAGACAACATTCGTGGACTGGTACTCCAAGGCAATCAAGCAGTGGATGAATTGATGCTCATAGCAAGAGATGGTCAACACCCAAGAGCATTTGAGGTGCTGTCTGGTTTGATGAAGAACTTGGCAGACATGAATAAAGACTTGCTTGAGATACAGAAACGCAAAAAAGATTTAGCACCAAAAGCGGAATCACAAAATAATCTGAACATAGATAAAGCAGTGTTCGTCGGATCTACCGCACAGTTGGTGAAGATGCTTAAAAATCAAAAACAGGAAACGTAATGGAAACATTAATTGAACAACTCAAAACAATTCTAGGTACAAACTTTGCTTTGTATTTAAAAGCACATGGATACCATTGGAACGTTGAAGGTCCAAACTTTCCACAATACCATGATTTCTTAAATAATCTTTACACTTCTTTATTTGCACAGATAGACCCTATTGCAGAACACCTTCGTGCATTGAATTCATATGCGCCAGGTTCACTTTCTCGTATGCTTGAACTTGCAGACCTACAAGAAGCAACAAACATACCAGACGGCATTACAATGATGCGTGATCTTGCTGCGGATAATGATCGTTTCATAATGCATCTTCGTGCTGGTATTGTTGCTGCTGATGGTGCTAACGAACCTGCTGTAGGTAATTTTTTACAAGACATTTTGGATGCACACCAAAAACATGGATGGATGTTGAGAAGCATCATTAAATAAAATGGATGACGGATACCTTGGTAATGCTAGGCTCAAAAGAACGGGCACTGAACTATCCTATACTGAAGAACAAGTATTAGAAATCGCAAAGTGTGCAGACGATCCTGTATACTTTATCAAAACTTACGTTAAGATTGTGAACGTTGACCGTGGTCTTATCACATTTGATATGTGGGATTTTCAAGAGGACATGGTACGTACCTTTCATGAGAATAGATTTACCATTGCAAAGATGCCACGACAGGTTGGTAAGACAACTACCACTGTGGGCTATATGCTTTGGGCAGCAATTTTTAATGAAGAATATACCATTGGTATTCTTGCCAACAAAGGTCAGTTAGCACGTGATATTTTAGGTCGTATTCAAAAAGCATATGAATACTTGCCACAGTGGTTGCAGCAAGGTATCATGACATGGAACAAAGGTTCGTTAGAGTTAGAGAACGGTTCTAAGATATTTGCGTATGCCACATCAGCAGCAGGTGTTCGTGGTGGTACATATAACTTAATCTTCCTTGATGAGTTTGCGTTCGTTCCACATAACATGGCAGTTGAGTTCTTTACATCAACGTATCCTGTTATCTCATCTGGACAAACATCTAAAGTAAT